ATGTAGGTATCGATGAACTTGCGGGAATAGGTGTGCTCAATGGCCAGTTGAGCGTCCCGGGCCAGCATTTGTTGTGCGCTCATGGGATCTCCTCAGTTATACGTCCAGATTTGAATGTTATCGGGTAAGTCTTCGAGGATGCCCTCGACCATCCATGGCCGAAGCCCGCCGTTCCCGATGCCCGGGTAGTTCAGGGCATAGGTCTTGTCGGGATTGGCTCGGGCCTCGTCTTTCAACTGCTCGGCAGACAGGGAAATCAGGCCCAGATTGGCCATGGATTTGAAGTGGTACTTCACCTGAAAGGCACCGACCTTGTTGCCCAACAACAGGCCGTACGTGCCGCCAGAGCCCGCCTTACCAATGGCAGCGCCAATCTCCAGATCGATGCCCGGGAACCGGTCCCGCATCTGCTTGGCAATACCAGCGCCCATCACAAGGGCACCGTTGTTCTTCACAATCGCGTTGGTGGTGACGATGAAATAGTCCACCTCATCGAACACCGACCACATATCACCGGTCTTGAATACAGGCATACAGGCTCCTTACACGTTCAGCCAACGGTCAATACGCTCAGCCGTCTCAGGCCGTGCGACGTTGAAGACAGGAATACCGAACCGATCGGCAATACGGATGGCGGTCCCGGTACCCCCGGTCTTCCGGCTAGTCTCATGGCCGTACTCGGCACCGTCAGGCGTCCAGCACAGGACAAAGCGAGACGGCTTGTCCAAGGTACTGCCCAACACCTGAAACACGTTACGCGTATGCAGGGCCTTGGCGTAGTCGCTACAGGCGTGCCACGCAGGGTGAGTCTGGGAAGCAATCACCATGGCCTGCTCCCACAGGGCCTTGGGATAGTTCTGCTCCGGCATGGGCCGATAGATCTCCTGCCTGTGTGCCGGTGAGCCCGTCTGGAAGGCACTGTCTGCGCCTTTGGCTCCACCGGATCTAACGATCCAGCCCTCCTGCGCCAAGGCCTGTGCAGCGGCTGCCATACCGCCCAAGATGCGCTCTGGTGTCTTGCGGGAGCCGACACCGGCATAGAATTTCTCTTTGTTCACTGGTTTCTCCTCAGTCAATAAAACCCGCCCAACGCCAGCGGCGGACACAGGCACATTGCCTGGTCCCTGGGCACCAGTGATCGGGTAACTGTGTAGGGAAAAAAGAGGGCGACCACCCGAATGGGTGATCGCTTGAGGCTTAGCCGAGGAGCAGTTCGTCGTCTTCGGTCACCTCGTCGGTGACAACGTGGAAGTCCAGTTCCAGACGGCCCTTGAGTTGTTCGAGGGCTTTCTCAAGGTCTGGTGCGTTCTGCAAGAACTCCATGACCTGTGAGTCGTTCTTGTTGTCACCGTACATCTTGAAGGCACCCAGCTTGGCACGGGTACCGCCACGCTTGGGCAGGTAGACGTTCAGGTACGCATCAGGCTTGTTGCCTTGGTTCGCTGCTTGTTGGTTGCGTCCAGCAGGACCGTTGAAAGAGCGTACGTTGTTCGGCTGTTGAAATGCCATGGTCATTCTCCATTGATCGTTCATTGATATGTCGGCTCACGGCCCCTGTGCCGTGGTTGTCCTTCCAACGGCGGAGCCTTCTTTGGTCTTTTTGTGGATCAGTCCATTGAGGCCTGAACTGTTTCTTCGCAGTTCGGGCACTGACAGGCACCGGCCATGGCACCCAGCGGAATGTAGTCGTCCCATGTATGACCACAGGTCGGACAGCAGTAGTTAATGCGGATGAAGTCGCTCATACCTAGCTCCGTGTTACAGGTGAATTCCCTTCAACAGCGGAGCTGTCGCATATATCGATATACCGATAAAAACGATGGATGGTATTTTATTGAGCACTATGGGTATGTCTGTAAGTTTTAGCTGAGTCCTTGTGAGATATTTCCTACAAAAAACAAGACCACCCGAAGGTGGTCAGTGGTTCTCTTTCCAGTGCATGAATGCCCCGTAGAGACAGAAGCACACGACACCACCAATGATGATGATAGCGTCGTTGTAACGAGCAGGGAGCTCAATCCACCACTCAAGCATAACCACGCACCCGGACAGGCCGCGGTGCATCGGCGGTGACACTGAAGTTCAGGTCATCCGTCTCATGGTTCTGGTTGAACTCATCCAGTTCGTCCCGGGTGAGGTTGTTCACATCGAGCTGAGCGCCTGATTCATCAAAGATGCGAACGTGGTACAAGGTCTCGAAAGGTGATTGCTTAGCCATGGGTATTCTCCTCAGTCAGTTGTGAACTGAGCACATGCTTCGCATGTACTCGTCGAGGACTGCCCCAATGCAGTCCACACCAACGGCGGAGCCGTTATGAGGCTACTTCAAAAGAAAAAGGACACCCGAAGGTGTCCTAGAACAGTGAGACAACAGTGTTGTCAGTGGGTTTGTCAGGCTGTCTCTGCTTCTCCAGTGCCTTGTGTATGGCCTCTGGATACTCTGGGTCGTTAGCTGGTCGCTTGAAGCTCTCCACCATCTCAGGGATGGGAATGGCGTACACGTTGATCCCAACGACTGGCCAGAGGTTGAGCTTGGTTGTCATAGGCTGTGCTCCTCTGTGAATGGGTTGCCCACAGACTGCCCGAGAGGGCAGCCATGTGTTGGGATTTCAGTAGTCTTCAGGGATAGGCTGAAGAGGGACGATATCGAACACCTCATCCAGACCATGTGAAAACAGGTGAGCCAACTCCTCGTGGTAGAACTCAGCAGTGACAAAGTCGACCTGACCAACAGCCAGACCATCAGGGTTATCCACGTAAGTGGACTGAATTGGATATTCCATAGGTAACTCCAAGTTGAATGTATCTACCCAACCACGGAGTGAAGTTAGGATATAGGTAACCTATCGGAATGAGGATTGTGATAGATAGAGTGTAGGTCAGGCTACATAACCTGTATCCTCGTATCCCTTCCCCACTGTGCTCTTAATAGGGATGGAAGTTGATCAGTATGTGATCAATCTGAAAACGTCCTAATACTATAGAGAACCCTCTCCTCCCTCTCTCTCTTTCTACCCCGGTACCCGGACTATCTCTCCTTGTGTGGTGTGTCGGTGTGTTGGTCCTGGAAGGGAAAAAAGAGGTGGACTCCCCGAAGGGAGCCCGATGGTTATGAGATGTTTGCTTCTGCGAATTCCTTCTCGAGAGCTTCGTAGTGCTTGGCCCGTTCGAGGCGTGCTTCCTTGAGGAATGCACCGGTACCCTCACGGGTATAGGTAGACAGATCTTTGGCCGAGTAAGCCACGTCTTCGCCCACGTCGACGAAGATGGAGAGCATGTTGCAGATCTTGAGGATGAGTTGCTTGATAACGTTGATCATGATGTAACTCCAGAGTTAGTTGGATTCCATCACAACAGCGGAGCGTAGGGGACACAGGTGAGTACAGCACAGAGTTAGACCCCCGGGGGGGTGTTTGGTTTTTAGAGTCCCTACGGGTCAGCACCTGCATCCATACCCAATTATTGAATCTTCCTGTTAGGTTCAAATAATAAAAATTCTCATCTCTATATGCTGTTTATTTTTTGTTCAATGTAATCTTCTCTGAAATAGTTAATCTCTCCTGGTACATAAATGACTTCGCTCTGTTTATTTATTGAGGAAGTCATGAGTAACAATCTGATATTGGAAAGATTCGCATGGTGCCCGGAGGGCACATTTGGTCGTCTTATATTTCCTGATGGAACTGAGTTCTTTACCTGTGAAAAACCCTGGAGGAATAATGAAGCATACAAGTCGTGCATACCTGTTGGCGTTTATTACCTGGAGCAAAGGCATTCTCCTGTCGTACGCAGAACCAGTGGCGGACAGTATGCTGAAGGATGGGAAGTCACCAACGTTCCTGGGCGGTCCTATATTATGATCCACGTTGGCAACTGGCCCAGTGATGTAGAGGGCTGCATTGCCGTGGGTAAAGGGTTCGGGATCATTCAGAACAAACAGGGTCAGTGGTCTAATGCCGTGTTGGATTCCAGGACTGCGTTTAAAGAGATGATGGAAAAGATGGACGAGTTTAATACCTGGGTATTGGATATTCGGACTTACTTTCCACGCTGGTTCTGATATTGTCTGTTTGTCCTTGCCATGGACTTACTTTCTCCGTTTGTACTAAGCCTCACTTATGTGGGGCTCTTTTTTCTCTGAATTAAATAATTACCTTCCCTATAGTCCACCGATATATCAAATCATTTATCGGGGGAACTATGTCCGATTTAACCGTTGACCAGTTTAAGTCCGCATTGCCGGCCGGTATCCGCAAGTCTGTGGATCAACCGATGGTCGATAAAATGAATAAGTTGCTGAACGATCCCGATATGCACGAGGTGTATCGAGAAGGGTTGCTCAGTTACACCAAGGTCATGCAGGAGGGAAAGTTCAAACTCTCCAGCTACATCGATGCGGTGAAGTACGTGAGTCACCGGTTGATGGGCAAGACCATGAAAGATGCCTACGGCGCCACGTTCCCGGACAAGATGCAGGACTGGGCGGTACGGGGTGTCGATCCCAAGGACCAGTCGTCCTACATCAGCGCCTACAACAAGACCAAGCTGGTCAACCTGATCATGGAGCAGGCCATCGTGCCTACTCACATTCTGAACCAGGACTTGTTCCAGAAGGCTCTGAACAAGCAAGCCTCCCTGATGGCCAACGCGAAGAGCGAAATGGTCCAGATGCAGGCGGCCAACTCCATTCTGACCCACCTGAAGCCGCCGGAGAACCAGAAGCTGGAGCTCGAAGTGTCCCATAAGGAACACAGCGCCATTGATGACCTGCGCCGGGCTACACAGGAGCTGGTGGCCACCCAGAAACGTCAGGTGCAGTCCGGGACCATGAATGCCCAGGAGATTGCCCACAGCCGCATTACCTACGACAACGACTCCGGGGAGACCGTCTGATGAACCTGAACGAATTCAAAGCATTCATTGAGGGCATCGAGCACGCGTTCGGGGGCGAAGCCCCCAACGCGGCTCAGTGGCAACTCATCAAGGACAAACTCCACCAGTTGGAAACAGACACCACACCCAAGTACCCGATCAACCGGGATTCGGTACGGGTCAGTCCACTGGATCGAGTCACATACCGGGGCAATAGTCCTTCACTGGGCGTGCAGGACGACTTTGTGCCGGAGTCTGGCTGATGGGGGCCATGACCCACGACGCCGTCGAGGAAGCCATTCAGGAGGTTCTCGGTGTCGATGATTACCTGAACCAGTGTGATTACACGATAGACCCGGGGTACGTGCCCAGCGATTTTGCCCTGGAGTTCGTCAACTTTATCAAGCTGGTGAACGGCGGTACCGGGGAAGAGAACCTCACGCCCCTGGTTCATTACTACATGCTGGATACCCTGGCCGATGGCGGCCGGCGTATTGCCAACCTGTGTCACCGGGGGGTGGCCAAGACCACGCTGATGGGGGAATACCTGTTCCTGTACATCGCCTGTTATGGGGATCTGCCCAACTTCGGGAAAGTGGATCTGGCGTTGTACGTGTCGGACTCCATTGAGAACGGCGTGAAGAACATGCGGAAGAACCTGGAGTTCCGCTGGCACGATTCAGAGTTCCTGCAGAAGTATGTGCCGGTAGCCAAGTTCACCGATATCCGCTGGGAGTTCCATAACGCGGACGGCAAAGTGTTCATCGTCAAAGGCTACGGTGCCAAGACCGGTGTCCGAGGTGCCAAGGAAATGGGTAAACGGCCCCAGTTGGCCGTGATGGATGACTTGATCTCGGATGAGGACGCTCGCTCTGCAACGGTGATTAACGCTGTAGAAGATACCGTCTACAAAGCCGTGGAATACGCACTACACCCGGCCAAGAACCTCATGATCTGGTCCGGTACCCCGTTTAATGCCAAGGATCCACTGTACAAGGCGGTGGAATCCGGTGCCTGGATCGTCAACGTTTTCCCGGTGTGCGAGCAGTTCCCGTGTACCCGAGAGGAGTTCCGCGGTTCCTGGCCCGATCGTTTCACCTACGACTACGTCAAAGAGCAGTACGACAAGGCACTGAAGCTCGGCAAGATCGAGACCTTCAACCAGGAATTGATGCTGCGGATTATGTCGGACGACGATCGTCTGGTGCAGGACAGCGATATCCGCTGGTTCAAGCTGGACAACGTGCTGCATAACAAACCGCTGTTCAACTTCTACATCACCACCGACTTTGCGACGAGCGAAAAGGACAAAGCCGACTTCAGTGTCATCTGTGTCTGGGCCTACAACAACGTGGGTGACTGGCTGCTGGTCGACGGGGTGTGCCGACGTCAGTTGATGGACCAGAACATTAACGATCTGTTTCGTCTGGCTCAGGCCTACAAGCCGCAAGGGGTGGGCATCGAAGTCAGTGGCCAGCAGGGCGGTTTCATTCCCTGGATCCAGGACCAGATGATGGTCCGCAACCAGTATTTCACCCTGGCCAGTGAGAATAACAACGGCAAGCCCGGGCTACGACCGTCCACCAACAAGCTGGAACGGTTCAACGTAGCGCTGCCCTTGTTCAAGGCCGGCAAGATCTACCTACCCAACGACCTGAAAGGCTATCCGCTGGTTCAGGAAATGCTCAACGAACTGTCCCTGGCTTCTCGCTCTGGCTTCCGGTCCAAGCACGACGACGTGCTGGACAACGTCAGCCAACTTCCGCTGATGAACGCGTGGAAACCGTCCGAGACCGGGGATCTGACTCAAGACGACGGGACTGGCCTCTGGGAAATGGACGACGACGAGGAAGAGGGCAGTGCCATGGATTCTTACATTGTGTGACCCGGAGGCGTTATGAAACTGGATACGATATTCAAGCAACTGAAAAACGGCGAGCTCTCCCAGCTCTATGCCATGCACTACGAGGAAGGGGAGTTGCCCAAGGAAAAGAAAGAGGCGATCCTGACGCACATCAACACCGCGCTGACGGCACTGCACAAGCGGTTCTTCCTGCGGGAAGACCGCGTGGTGATCAACCTGCAGCCGGATCAGTTCCAGTATGTACTGGACAGCCGGTTCGCCCAGAGCAATACCCGTTCCAAGGAACCGGTGAAATATCTCAACGATACGGGTAATCCGTTCAAGGACAACGTGATCCAGATTGAACAGCTTCTGGACGTCAACGGGGATGAGGTACCGCTGAACAATGAAGGTCTGATGACGGCTATCCGGACGCCGAACCATAAGACTCTGGTTCTGCCACCGAAGATGGTGGGCCATCCCAGCGAAGGGGAGCATCTTCTGGACTACAGCCCGACGCTGACCGTGGTGTACCGGGGCAATCACCCGGCCCTGGAGGAACGCCTGGCCATGTATCCGGAGGAACGGGTCGAAGTGGACCTGCCGGACGTGTATATGGAGCCGTTGCTGTACTTCATTGCCGGTCGCATGATGAGCCCGCTGGGTGCCCGGGACGGGTATCACCCGGGTAACAACTACGCGGCCATGTACGAACGGGCCTGTCAGCAACTGGAAAACGAAGGCTACACCATGACCGGGACCGAGCCGACCTACAACTTCAACTCGGCCGGCTGGGTGTAACGAAAAAGGGCCCCGTCAGGGGCCCTTGCTTTACTGACCGGTTGATCCCCACCCACCGGAACCACGTTCTGTTTCATCCAGATCTTCAACAACCTTAGGTTCCACCAGATTGACCGGAACCACCAGGAACTGGAACAGACGCTCGCCCGCTTCCCACTGGAAGTTGTCGGCATCGTGCACCCGGATACTGACCATCCACTCACCCCGGTAATCGGCATCGATCACACCCACGGTGTTGTTCAGCGCCAGACCGTGTTTCACACCCTTACCCGAACGGGGAACGATCAAGGCGACGTGCCCTTCGGGCACGGCCGCCGCGAAACCCAGTTTGATTTTAATACCCTCATGGCCCCGGGCCGTTACATACCCACCTTCGGGCATATAAATATCAAACCCGCCTGATTTATCCGTACCACGCGTTGGACATTTAAAGCCTTCATGTAATGGCTTGAAATTCATTTCTGCACTCCTTTATTGATTTAAATACCATGTGTTTCATTACACATGACTGGGGTAAAAGACTTATGGACCAAAATGATCAAAGTCTTGATTATGAAGAAAGCATGAAGCCATTAACAAAATGGCCCAAAGAACCTTCTGTTCGTGATTTGAAGAAAGATATTACCGAAGCCCATTCGGATCATCACGATCAATTAAGTCGTATCGATGAATACCTGGACAATCTGTATGTCACTGGTTCGGCCAAAATCAATGCACCGAAAGGCCGTTCCCGTATTGTCCCCAAACTTATCCGTAAACAAGCGGAATGGCGTTATGCGTCATTGTCTGAACCGTTCCTTTCTACGGACGATATGTTTAAAGCCAAGCCGGTTACTTGGGCCGATAAAGAAGGCGCCCAACAAAACGGTATTGTGCTGAATAGCCAGTTCAACTTTGATATCGACAAAGTCGCATTTATTGATGAGTACGTTCGCACGGGTGTGGACGAGGGCACCATCATTTGCCGTGTCGGTTGGGAATTCGAGGAAGAAACCTACGAAGCCCCGGTCTTTGAACTGGTCGAAGACCCTGCCTCTGCTGAACTGCACCAGGAAATTGTCGAGATCCGTGAACGCAACCCGGCCGAGTATTACGCCGAGGTTCCGGAAGAACTCCGGGATGCCCACGAACTCACCTTGGAAACGGGCATTCCGCACAGCCCGGTCATGGTTGAAGGGGAGATGGAAGAGAAATCCCGCACCCTGGTCAACCGACCGACTGTGGAAGTGTGTGACTACCGCAATGTCATTATCGATCCTACCTGCAAAGGCGATATCGACAAGGCTTCCTTTGTCGTTTACCGGTTCGAGTCGTCCATGGCCGAACTGGCGAAAGACCCCAAATACACCAACCTGGATCAGATCAATGCAACGAACAACTCACCACTCGCGGAGCCTGACCATGGAACCGAGAATGCTTCAAATTTCACGTTTTCTGACGAAGCCCGTAAGAAAGTTGTCGTTTATGAATACTGGGGATATTGGGATATTAACGATTCTGGGACTGTTAGCCCTATTGTCGCTACTTGGGTAGGCGACACCCTCATCCGGATGGAAGAGAACCCCTTCCCAGACAAGAAGATTCCTTTCGTTGTTGTGCAATACCTGCCGAAACGTCGCTCCATCTACGGGGAGCCGGACGGGGCACTGCTGGACGATAACCAGAAGGTCATGGGCGCCACGCTGCGCGGCATGATCGACATTATGGGTCGCAGTGCCAACGGTCAGATGGGGATGCGTAAAGACGCTCTCGATGCCATTAACCGCCGTCGCTGGATGAATGGAGAAAACTACCAGTTCAATGGCAACGTGGATCCCCGCCAGGCCATGTACATGCACACGTTCCCGGAAATCCCGCAGTCCGCCATGCTGATGATGCAGTCGCAGAATCAGGAAGCGGAGTCCCTGACCGGTGTGAAGTCCTACAGCTCTGGTGTATCCGGCCAGGCGCTGGGTGATGTAGCCGCGGGTGTCCGGGGTGCTCTGGATGCGGCCTCCAAGCGCGAGCTCGGGATTCTCCGTCGCCTGTCCAATGGGCTGTGCAAGATCGGCAAGAAGATCATGGCCATGAACGCGGAGTTCCTTGATGAATCCGAAGTGGTCCGGATTACCGACGATGAATTCGTGGTGGTTCAGAAGGACAAGCTGGCCGGTCATTACGACCTGAAGCTGGATATCTCCACCGTCGAGGAAGACGAGAAGAAGGCCCAGGAACTGGCGTTCATGCTGCAGACTATGGGTAACAACATGGATCCGGGTCTTTCCAACATCATCCTCTCGGACATTGCCCGTCTACGGAAAATGCCGGCCCTGGCGAAGAAACTCAAGGACTACAAACCCGAGCCTGATCCGGTTCAGCAGAAACTGCAGGAACTGGAAGTGGCCAAGATTGAAGCCGAGATTGAAGAAATCCGTTCCAAGACTTATGAGAATTATGCCGAGGCAGAAGTCGATCGGGCTAAAGCGGCTAATACCCAAAGTGATACCGATAAAAAGAACCTGGACTTTATTGAACAGGAATCCGGTGTTTCACAAGAACGGGACTTGGAAAAGATTGAAAGACAATCACAAGCCCAGGCACAAACAAAGATGGTTGAACATCAATTGAAAGCCGGGGAAGAGCGTAAAAAAGAACTTCGTAAATACTTAACAAGTGCTGGGGCTTAAAAAAGTTGTGATAAAACATTTTTATTTGTTTATCGTCCTTTAAAGTCAAAACCTATTAACTTACTCAGCACTGATATGGGACTTATATGAGCCAGCAAGACATTCAAGAAATCGAAGTCAACATGAGGGAACTTCAGGAGATGATTGATCTGGGTAAATCCCTGGAGCGTCTTTTGAAGAATCGCGACTTTAAACGCGTTATTGAAAAAGAGTATCTGCGTGAAGAAGCGATTCGCCTTGTACAACTGAAAGCGGATTACAACATGCAATCCGAACAAGGCCAGAAACGTGTGCTTCGAGATATTGATGCCATTGGTTCGTTTACCGGGTTCCTCGACCTGATTCGGCAGAAAGCCGAAGCCGCGCAAGAGGCCTTCAACGAGTGTGAAGACACCATCGCGGAGCTGGAACAGGAGTCTGCTGAATGAGCCAGGAAGATCTGACCAATGAGCAAGGATCCCAGCCGGATCCTCTGACTATGTCTGACGAGGCATTTGCCAACCTGGATCCGTCCGAGTTTGAACAGTGGGACGAGCCTGCTGGTGATGATGAGTCCCAGGAAACTGAGGATTTTTCTGACACCGATTCATCGGATGATTCGATGAATTCTGATGAAGACCAGGATCCGGAGGACGAACCGTCTGAGGACGACGCTGAGTCGCAAGACGAAGCGGAGGACGATGAAGACGGTGAGGCCGACCAGGACCAGGAAGACAACGACGACGCCGAGGATGCGGACGACGCTGATGACAGCGAGTCCGAGGAAGACGCCGACGAAGAGAACGAAGACGACACGGACTCTGAGGAAGAGTCTGACGACGTCGATTACAAGGCGGAGTACGAGAAGCTGCTTGCCACTTTCAAGGCCAATGGTCGTGAAATGCAGGTGAAGAACGTCGACGAAGCCCGGCGCCTGATGCAGATGGGTGCCAACTACAACAAGAAGATGGCGGCGCTGAAGCCCAGTCTGAAGACCGTGAAACTCCTCGACAAGCACGGTCTGAACGACGAATCCAAGCTCGGCCATCTGATCGACCTGACCCGTGGGGACAAAGGGGCGATCCAGAAATTGCTGAAAGATGCCGGTGTCGATCCGATGGATCTGGATACCGAGCAAGAAAGTGACTATCGACCAAACACTTACAATGTTGACGAACGCGAGCTGGAACTGGACGAGGTGCTGGATAGCCTCCAGGACACGCCTACGTACAGCCAGACCGTGGATCTCGTTAGTAATAAGTGGGACGACGCAAGTAAGCAGATCATTGCTAACAACCCTCGTGTACTGGAGGTTCTGAACGACCAGATGGCCAATGGCGTTTATGAACGGGTCAGCACAGAGGTTGAGCGACTGCGAGCGTTTGGTCAGTTGACAGGCGTTTCGGATATCGAGGCCTACAAGTCCGTCGGTGACCGGATGGCTGCAGAAGGCAAGTTTGACGATCTGGCTCAGGGAAGCCAATCCACTCAACCGAGCCCAAAGAAGCCTACCCGTAAAGCCCGGACCAAGAAGCCTGACCCGAAACTGTCGCAGAAAAAGCGGGCTGCCAGTACCACCCGCACCAAACCCGCTTCGAAAGCTCCGGCCGACTTCAACCCACTGGGTATGTCGGACGAGGAGTTTGAGAAGCAGTTCGACTCAAATCTTCTGTAAAAACCAATGAGGGTAGCTTATGGCTCAACAATATAACGATCCGGTCGGCGGTACTCCGTCTAACATCGGTGGTCAGATCCGTACGGATCATTACATCAAACGTGCACTCATCGAGATGCGCAAAGAGCAGTATTTCGGTCAGTTGGCGAACGTCACCAACCTGCCGAAGCACATGGGTAAGAAGATCCGCAAGTATCATTACCTGCCGCTGCTCGACGACGCGAACATCAACGACCAGGGCATTGACGCCTCTGGGGCAACCATTGCCGACGGTAACCTCTATGGTTCCAGCAAGGACATTGGTTCCATCCCGGGCAAAATGCCGGTGCTCTCTGAGACCGGTGGTCGCGTGAACCGCGTTGGCTTCAAACGTAAGGAAATCGAAGGCTCTATCGCCAAGTTCGGTTTCTTCGACGAGTACACCCAGGAGTCCCTGGACTTCGACACCGACGCGGACCTGATGATGCACATCAACCGCGAGATGCTGGCTGGCGCCAACGAGATCACCGAAGACCTGCTGCAGATTGACCTGCTCAACTCTGCCGGCGTGGTGAAGTTTGCGGGCGATGCGACCACCAACGGTGAAGTCGACGCCGCAGACGAGGTGACCTACGACGACCTGCTGCGTCTGCAGATCGACCTGGACAACAACCGCACACCGAAGCACACCAAGGTGATCACCGGTACCCGCCTGATCGACACCCGGACCATTCCGGCGTGCCGCGTCATGTACATCGGCTCTGAGCTCCAGCCTCTGCTGGAAGGTATGACCGATCTGCACGGCAACCCGGCGTTCATCCCGGTTGAGAAGTACGCAGCCGGTGGCAGCGTGTCTGGCGGCAGTGTACAGGCCGGCACCACCATTGGTGGTGAGATCGGTACCGTGGCTCGCTTCCGTGTCGTGGTTGTGCCCGAGATGATGAAGTGGGAAGGCGCTGGCGCTGATGCGACCGGTAACTCCACTCACTTTGCCACTGGCAACAAGTTCGACGTGTTCCCGATGCTGGTTGTCGGTGACTCTTCCTTCTCCACCATCGGTTTCCAGACCGACGGCAAGACGGTGAAGTTCAAGATCACCCACAAGAAGCCCGGCACTGAGACCGCTGATCGCACCGATCCGTACGGTGAGACTGGCTTTATGTCCATCAAGTGGTACTACGGCTTCCTCCTGGAGCGTCCTGAGCGGATTGCCCTGGTGAAAACCGCAGCGCCGATGTAAACCCAAATTCATCGGATGACTGGGTCATCTGATGACACTGGGAGGGCCTCCGGGCCCTCCCGATCTCAATTCTGAATCTCTGGAGCACTGAGAATGAGCGAAGATAACGCACCGCAGTACGACGAACTGGAAGAACTGAAGGCCCGAGCGGATACCCTGGGCATTAAATACCGCAAAGACATTACCGCAGAGACCCTGCGAGCCAAGGTAAAAGACGCCCTGGCTGAGAAAGAGTCTGCCAACGAGGCTACCGGCGAAGACGACGGTGGAGAGTTTGCCGACAAGAACGCCCCGAAAGAAGAGTCCGAAGGTGCCCGCCGCAAGCGTAAGCAACTGGAAGCCTCGGAACTGGTTCGGATCCAGGTGACCTGTATGAACCCCAACAAGGCCGAGTGGGACGGTGAAATGTTCACTGCCGGCAATCGGGTGGTTGGTACGTTCAAGAAGTACGTTCCCTTTGGTCCGGAATGGCACGTCCCCCGCATCATTTACAACACCCTGCGTGACCGCAAGTGTCAGGTGTTTGTGAACGAGCGTGATGAGCGTGGCCGCTCTGTCCGTAAAGGCAAGCAGATCAATGAGTTCAACATTGCTGTTCTGCCTCCGCTGACCGAGCAGGAGCTGAAAGAGTTGGCTCAGCGTCAGGCCATGGCCAAAGGCCAGGCGGCTTAATCCACCACTAACGATTGCAGAGCCCAGGGGGACCGATGGCAGCGAGTACGATTACTGACCTCACAGAAGGTAAATTGGACGGTAACGGCGTTTTCGATGAACTGATGCGTTCGTTCAAAGCGCACATTCACGAAGAGTATTCCAAGAACCGGCTTACAGGTGCGGAATATGCCACGGTCTACCTGGGTGGTCTGCAAACCACCATGGAGCAAGCGCTCCAGTACCTGCTTCAACGGCGTCGGTCAGAGCTCGAAGCGGACCTCGTGGCTGAAAAGATCAAGACCGAAGTGTTGGGTCAGGAACGACTCAACAAAGAGATCATTAACCTGGGCGCCCAGAAGCTGCAGATCGATGCACAGACCGAACTGCTGACTCAGCAAGGACTGAATGCCGAGAAAGAACGGGACCAGATTGTGGCCCAGACCGAATTGGTGGAACAACAGACCTCCAACGCCATTCTGGAAGGCAAAGTGCTGGTGGCTCAGGAATGCAAGCTGCGTATGGAATACGACTTGCTGGCTGAACAGAAACTCAAGACGGTGGCTGAAACGGCACTACTGAACCAGAAGAAGGTGACGGAACTGTCCCAGACTTCTGGCTCCGGTATTGATGAAGAGTCCCAGGTTGGCTCCCAGATTGCGCTGTACAAAGCTCAGCGGGACGGTTTCAAACGGGATGCCGAGCAGAAGGCCGCCAAACTTATGTCCGACGTCTGGGCGGTGCAACGCACCACCGATGAAGGCATACAGGCCAGCACCTCCAACGGCCTTCAGGACGCCAACATTGCCCGGGCCATCAACAAGATGCTTGAAGGGGTAAATGCCTGAAGCGTCTGACAGAAACTGGAGAATAGAGGGGAGCTGAGGCTCCCCTTTTTCGTGGTCACTGGAGAATCCTATGTTTGGAAGCGATACCGTTACTCAGGTCAATACCTCACTGACGCGGGTAATTGACGATGACAATGTGCCGGATACGGTCAACCGGGCACTGATGAGCATGTTGTTCAAAGGCGACAATCTGATGAAAGCGTTCCTGGAAGAGACCTGGAACGGACCTGCCATCAAGGTGGATCGCATGTACGACTACGCCAAACGTGAGGATTCTCCGGTAGGCCGACCGGACGTACATTACGTGGGTAACAGCCCTGACCGTTCCGCGGTCAAACAGGCCATTGAACAGGAACTGGGGGAGCCAGTGGTGTTGGACTATGTCCGATCCCAGGCCATGCATCCGGTTCACTATGGTTGGAAATACGTCACCGAGCATTTTGGCTACAACGAGGAAACCAACGAACTGGAAGCGTTGGCCAAAGACAACCCGGACGGGGAGCCGAATGAAGACGGCATCATCCCCAAAATACCGGTGTATTTGGACGACCTGGTTCCGGTGTATAAGCAGGCCACGGAAGATGAACTGGAGGCTGAGACCGGCGTTCGCAACCGGTTCGCCCCGGAGCCCAAAGCCCGGTACACGCCAGAACGTCCACTGGCGGGGAAAGACGGTATTGGTATTGCCAACGACCTGCCTGAGACCGAGCCTCGCACGTCCGAAGACGGCAACGCTGTGGTCATCAAGTACGTCTGGGAAAACCCTTCACCGGACCCAGAAGCCGAAGAAGACGACAGTCTGTTGCGGGATGAGTTCCGGGAGAGTCTGGATCAATTCAACGGGGAAGATCTGTACGTGCAGGCTCG